GTCATCGAACTGCGCGATCAATGGTTGTACAAGCTCGCTGGCCTTGTGGGGCTTCTCGATGGCTTCGGCTGCAAGTTCGGTGCGCGAGGTTTGCCTCATGCTTTTGAGAAAGTCATTCTCAAATTCGGCGGTCTCACTGAGTTGCTGAACTGCTTTACCTTGCTTGGCAATCATCTCCTGCGGATTGTCAACGTAGTGCATGACGACTTCGCGACCCTGTCGGTTCTCTTTGTGAAACAGGCTGATGAATTCGGCTTGCTTGTCCTTGTCAAGAATCTTCAGTTTTGACATGATTTTGCCGTACTTCTCGCCGACAACTCCGGGCAAGTTCCACTCGTCGATTGCAAGCTTCTTTGCCGTCTGCCACGCCTTGTTTGCCCCGATGGCAACGCCTTCTGCCAGGCCGCCAGCAACGCCGCCCAAGACCGTGTTGAGCCCGAACGTGGCAAGCGCGTTCGTTGCTGTCAGCTCAGGGTCGCCGAGTGCCGCTTCGCTCATGATTTGTCCGGTGCCGTAGAATGCGCCTTCGATTGCTGACCCTGCGCCAGCCGAAAGCATCTTGGCGGCAATCTCGCCCGCTTTGCCGGCCTGTGCCAGTTCAGCAATGGATGCGGTCGCCCGCGTTGCGCCCGCCACGGTCTTGCCGAGCTTTGCGATCTGGGCAACTGGGGCGCCAGGAATGAACGCTGACCCGATCACACCGGTGACTTCACCTGCTGTGCTTGCAATGGGATTCTGTTGCTGGGTCTGCAGGAGTCCTTGCCCCACCTCTTCGCCGCCGATAGCTCGCATTGCAACGTCAGAAAGGCCAAAAGTGGCACCTCGCAACGCTCCCGCCGCAAATGCGGTCACCGGTGCGTCGTAGGCTTCTTGTCGAACAGCGGCGATCTTGGCCTGCTCCGCTGCGCGGTCTTCGGCCGCAGTTCGGTATCGGAAGCCTTGCTGGAACGCTGCGCCGGCCTGGTCTGATGGGATTGTGCCAGGCTGCCCATCTGGTGCCACAACTGGCACCCTGACGCCCTTGCGAGGGCTTGCCGTGCCGGATGCGACCATCTCTGTGACGAGTTCATCAGCCACGTTTTCCAGTCGGTTCGTCTGCCAATTGTAGACTAATGGCATCTCAGCCCCCAGTGAATCCGAATTTGTTCTTCAAACCTTGTTCCGGCGACTGCCGCTGCCCTTCGACTGACCATGCCGCCTGGGTTGCCTTCACATCTCGCTCCAAACGAGAACGAATGCCGTTTGCACGACCTTGCAAAGTTGCCGGGCTCTTGATGCCGCCAATTTCGCTTGAAAGCCGATCGTACTCGCCTTGTTGCAGCGTACCCAGCTCATTCAGTACGCGAAGCACGTTGACAATCTCGTCTTTGGCATTGTTGAACTCACCCGCTTGTTTGCCCGGTGTGTAGTTTTTGATGTCGATTTTGCCAATATACTTGTCAAAGTTGTCTAGCGAGCCCTTGCCTTTGATGTAATTGGCATAGGCGTCTCTCAGCTTAGTCGCTCCCGTTTCGGTTGATGCCGTACCTAGTGGTGTTTGCATTCCTGTGGTCTTGCCCGTCGGAAGAGTCGTGTAAGTCGCTGACCCTGAATTGCTTGCTGTAGTGTTGATGATTTCGTGTGCCTTTGCGTTCTCTGCTGCTTGAGCCTGACCGATTTGGGCTTTCAATGCATCCGCTTTGACCTTTACTTCGCTGGACGCGCTTTTTGCCGCAAATTGGTCGATTTGCATCTTGGTCTTTTCCATCAGCGTTGACCGATACGCTCGCTCTGCCAAATCAGCGTTCCCGAGTTCAGTTTGGAGTCGTGCCAGGTCGCCCCGTTTCGATGCCGCCTCGACTCCCAGCTTCTCGATTTGGAACTTCTGCTGCGCGATGTTGCGATTGATTCCATCATTGATGATGTCGAGCGCGAAGTTGCTCGTCCGGTTCACTGCGGCGCCGTAGGCCCCGAGTCCAACTGCAATGGCTGACCCGATTCGTTGCATGAGCGATTGGCCTTCCTTCGGGTCGGTAAGCTTCGCCTCGGAGTATTTCTGCACCGTACTCTGATACTGGGTCACACCGGTATCATAGGCTTGCTGCTTTTGCTGGATAAGCTGCGATTGGCGGTCATAGGACGCCTTCATGGCGCCCTCTTGTTCGCCCAACAGCCGCGCGGTCTCGTTGGCCTTTGCTTGTTCCAACTTGGCTTGGGCATCGACCGCGTCTCTTGCTGCTTGATTCGCTTCCTCTTGCGCCCGCAAATACTGTTCGGGAACAGATTTCGATGACGTCTGCGAAGACGACCCTGGCGCCGTGACCGTCATTTGCACCGGCATCTGATTCTGCATTTGAAGAGGTGCCGACGGCATTGCGGCCGGCACGTATTCCCCGGGCGAAGCTGCGCCGACGGATGGAGTGCTTGCAGCCGGCGGAGCCAGTGGTGTTTGAGTGGTTGGTTGCGCTCCGGGAAGCACTGAGTCTATCGCCGCCTGCGCCATTGGGGAAGGGGCGACGACCGGTTGAGGAGCGGGTGTCAAAAGACCGGGATATTGGAAGCCGGTGTCAGAAATTGGTTCAATGCCCTTGTATTTGTACTCAGCCATTTGTCACCTCTCAAGATGCTGCGTATGCGGTTGCGATAGCCTGCAGAATTGCCGCCTGCTGCGCCTGGTCGGCCGCCTGCTGCTGAATGCCGAGAGCGCCTTGCTGGTATGCACCCTGAGCTGCGCCTTGTTGCTGCGAAATGTCCAGGCCCCGCGACCGAAGGATTGCATCCATGACGGCTTGATTCTGGGCTTGCTGCAATGATTGCTGCTGCGCACCGAGAACGCCGCCTTGATATGCCGCCTGCTGGTTGAGGCCCGCGGCCTGCATTCCAAGTTGCCCCTCAGCGATCTGCCCTGACTGCGCAAGCTGACCGTACCCGAGACCAAGTTGCCCACTGGCAATTTGACCCTGCAGATTTTGTCCTTGCTGCTGCCCAAGCGTTGATGCGTACTGGTTCGCCGCATCCTGCGTGAGTCCCTGCGCTTGCAGTCCCATCTGCCCTTGCTGCGCAAGCGTGTTCGCGTAGAGCGCCCTCCCGGCTTGCTGCTCCTGTGCGCCCAACGCGCCCATCTGAGCGATGTTGCCTTGCTGAGCCAGGGCGCCAGCGGTCTGAGCTCCGCGCACTGCGCCCGGGTTGTACGCGCCGCGGGCAAAAGCCATTCCCATTTGCTGCTGGACCAACTGGTCCGCCTGAGCCTTCATCATTTGCTGCGCCGCACTCGGTGCGGTTCCGTTCGCCGCGCCTTCGGCCATCGACAGAGCCGGAGCCATTGACGGCGCCGCAACGCCTTGTTGTGCTCGGTTTGCCAGAATCTTGTTGGCCTGGATCTGCTCAGGGCTGAGTTGATAGCTGATGTTCGGAGCCGCGCCGGGAGCTGAGATTGTCGGTGCCGTGATCGGCGATGCTGCCAAAGATGGCACCGGCGCCGAAGCCGACCCGCCACTCTTGCCCATTATTGCAGCAATCATCTCAGGCGTGATTCCCTGTGGCGCCGCAGGGGCTGCAGGAGCCGCCGGCGCTGCTGCCTGGGCCGCTGCGGTTGGTGCTGCGATACGGCCAGCGCCGTCTTTTCTGATTAGCTCTTTTCCCTGCACAGCATTTCCTCCTGCGGGTTGTAATTGCATGTTCCTGATATAGCCCAGGAGTGCATTCGCGCCTGCCCCTCCTGCCGCTGCGCCGCCCATGGCGCCAATTGGGCCAAGGGTGAGACCACCAGTGATGCCGCCCACGACAGTACCAGCGCCTTTGATAATGCTGGCCATCAGCGAATCTTGTTGCGCCTTTTTTGCCGCCGCCGCCGCATCTAGAGCGGCAATGTTGGTTTGCAAATCGCTCTTGAGTTCGCCTCTATCGATGCGTTCCTGCCGGGTGCGTTCCGTTTGGGCGCGGTCTGCGCGTTCGGAGTTCGAACGAGCAAAGTCGCCGCCACCTCCAATGCCCGCTCCCGAATCCCCGTTGCCTGCTCTCATGGTGCCTCCTAGGTGCTTTTGGCCCGTTTGTACTTCGGCATTCGGTTGCTCTTGCCTTTGACCCCGACCTCAAGCGCAAAATTGGAAAGCTCAAATGCTTGGGTCGTATCCGTGACCGATAACTCAAACTTGAATGATTCACACTTTTGCTGCTTCGGCCGAATTGAATACTGATAGACGGAATCACCGGGCGGCATGATGGTTGCGCTCGATACGCTGATGGTTTCAAACTCGGTTGCATTGAAGTCGTAATAGAGCTTCACCGTGACCGTGTGCGCCGCATAACTCTTGCCAATGAAAATCAGCTTGCGGATGCGCTGAAAGCCTTGAATGCCCGCGAGAGACATCCAGCCGGTGCGAACTACGAGCGGGATGGCTGTTCCATTCTCACTGAACACCGCATGGTTTTCCTTCAGCACCACAGGCGAAAGTGGGTTGGCCATGTTGATGTAGTGCGGCACGTTGCCGATCATGGTCGCGTCTTGGCAAATTTGTCCAGTATAAACAGACCAAATGCGATGGAATGAATCATAAATGAGAGTATTCCCGTCTGTGGTCCAGAACCAAGCCTGGTCACGGTCGCGAAGGTTGTGCGTAGCAATGACGACGTTGGCATTGTAGTCGGCAATTTCTTTTCCGATGTAGGAAACTTGCAAACCACGGTCACACAAATAGATGCCTCGCTTGCTTTTGAACATCACCCCGTCATCGGTGAGAACCGCACTGGCGCCGTTCACTGCGCCGATTTCGGTCGAAACGATTTGCGGCCCTTGGAAAGGATTAGCGCCCGTCTCGTCGGGGCCGTCGCCGTAAATGGCCTGAATAATGTTCTCTTTGAGAATGAGAATTTTGTCATCCATCTCAATTGGCACAACCGCATTCCCGCCCTGAGAATCAAGCCGAAGCGAGAGAGCTTCGTTGAATGACGGCAATTCGCCGGTCACAAACTTCTTGCTAAACCACAATTCATCCTGTTCGGCGCTGCAAACGAAAACCCGGCTTTTCCCGACGCCAAGCGAACGAGCGGCAGGCGCCGGCACATTCTCCAGAATCCCGCCGGTCGTGTACAACGGAGTTGAGCCTGCCAGTGCCGTATCGTTGGTCGTGTCTTGAAACAACGTTTGATTTTGAATGCCGAATCGAGCTGACGAGCCGAGCCGATAAAAGACGGTGCCGTTTGCCAAAGTCCGATAGATGACTGCCGAGATGCCGGCGTCGGATGACGCAATGACATTGGTCTTGGCAAATGCGTTGAAAGACTGGTTCCAAATGCGCACCGTAGCCTGAACGGTTGCGCCGCCCGCCACAACAAGTGTGGTCGGGTCAGATGGTGCGCTGCGGTTGAGATTGCCGACAGCGTCTACGTATTCGTACATGATCACGTAAAGATAAGTGCCGGCCGTGAGTCCCGTTGCATTCGCGGCTTGCGTCAAAAGTGGTGCGCGTGACCTTGCGTAAAATCCGCTTTTCTGCTGAAAGAAGCCATCGAAAAAGCGTACATCACCGAATGAATTGTTGACGATTTCATTTGCAGCATTGTCATGAGAAGGCGGGGGCGCTGTCAAAGTTTGCAGCTTGATGTATCTCGCCGCAAGCATACTCTCTCTTTTGCCCGTTGATACCGATGACCCTTCAATGTTGGTGAATGCGATTTCAGGCAAAACCATCTCGCCTGACAAGTCGGATATTTGAGTTTTTGCACTGTTCAAGAGCACCTGGCTTGAATCGACTGTCGTCGCTGTTCTAAGCCTTCCAAAGAAAAACCCTCCGCGTGACAACATCACTGGCAAAGTGTCGACCGTCGTATACGTGGTCACAAGGATGGCATCACCCTCTGCATTGTCTGCCGTGACGAATACAGCCGGCGTCGATGCGTCAAGCAAAAATGGCTTGGTGATAGCGCTGCAATTATACGATGTGATCACGGTTTCAGACGCATTGAACTGCCCGAATGCTGTTTGAGCGCCTGACTCGGTATAGCTGAAATAAACCCGCCACCCAGCCGCAACGGAAACAATGCCCAGTTTGCCAAGATACGTAACGCCGATGCCCGTAAAAGCGGAACTATTGGTCGTGGACGTAACAGCGGACAAAGACAAATCGTATCGAATGGTCGTGATAATCGGGTCAGCAGCGCCTATTTTTTCCCAAAAGCAGCAAAACACTCCCGATGCATTGGCATAAACATCTGCCGTTTGGTAGCCGTTGGTCGTGAGTGTTTTTGGTCCGAGCACATTTAGCCCGACAAGATTGTAGCCTGCAACGTAGATATTGTTGGTCGCGGCTTTGGAGTAGACCACATACACGATGTTGTTGTACTGAAATGCTGCACAAATTGCGCCGGTGCCGTTCACATCAAGACGCACGGCGCTTGCCGCCGAAGGTGGCAGTATGGAACCTGAGCCCGATTCTCGCGTGACATAGACGCCGGCAGAAGACGTATAGGCTACATTTGGGCCGGTCCAATTGAAACAATGCCAGGCAAGTACATCGTTGATCGTGCCGAATAGCTTGCGGGGCGATACCGCCGAGAGTGATTCATTCTCGACTGCGTATACGTAAAGCGAGTTGCCAGAGACACCGTTAAACACGGCTGAATAGTTTGTGCCTTTGGAAAATCCTACCGTGTTCGCTGAATTGGGAGGCACAATCAAAAGCTGCTTGCTGGCTGTAATGGATAGCACTTCATTTTGCGCGAGAAAGAGCTTGGAGTCACTCATGTACTGACTGCCGAAGTTGACCGGGTAGGAGCGGCTTTCCGCGATTGCATACATTGAAAATGTGTTGGCTGCAACGGTTGCTTGGTCGAATCCATACCGTTTTTTGATGGTCCCGGTCTTGTCCATCCACATATTTTGCAGCAACGCAAGTTTGCCGGGCACAAGCAATTTGTCGTCTTGCTTGGTGTCCATGCCGGTAAAATTGATCGGCACGAGCTGAAAATCGAGGGCCATCAGAACACCTCCAAAGAGACGGTGAGGGCCGCGGAGGCCACAAGCGTTATGGTTGTCGAGTCCCACGCCGATCGATAGACAGTGGCGGTCCCATTGCGATCGGTGAGTATCCAGCCCGAAGGGATGCGCTTGAGGTTGTGATAAATCACGTTCGTGCCGGTCGCCAGGGACACTGCAATCTTCTGTCGAGAAAGAAAGTCATCGTTGTAGAGCGACTGAAAGGCGTTGCTGATCAAGTCCTGAACCATATTCAGAACGCGGTTGTCGGACCAAATCTTTCTGAACGGCTCAAGTGCCATCAGGGTCCCACTCCCCAGAAGAACGGATAGAGCGCGCCTTCGTTGAGGCGGGCAATATCAGTCATCTTTTCTGGCTGACCGTAGTCGTAGTCTTCCATCGAATCTTTGATGCGCTGCTCCAAATCGCGTTTGCGGAGAGCGAGCATTTCGTATGTGCTCTCCTCTTTCTGGGCCATTCGCATCGCCATCAGCACCGCAATGTACTCGTCATAGCCGTTGTAAACCTCGATGGTATGTGCGGTGTTGGTGATGGCCGTGGCTGTGGGCACGTACCAGATTTCAAGGTTGGCGCCATTCGTCGGTGTCGGAATCATACGGATGGTATCGGTGTTGTAAGTCGAATATCGCACCGGATACCCGAAAAATGAGTATGTAAGCCGACTCATTTCTTCAAAGTTGAACTTGCGCAGCACCAGCGGTTTGCCGCTAATACCAGTCAGACGCACAAGCCGGAGCTTCAGCAAATCCGTCGGCATTGTGTAGTCATCCTGCCCGCTCACCAGCGTGATATTGGCAGTTTTGATTGCGTAGTTTTGAAAGCAATTGATAATTAGGTCGTAGAATTCGCGATAGGCTTGATCGCAATAGGTGACCAGCTCAGTGTCGGTTACAAATTGCGTGTTTTCCATATCCGCGAGCTGGCGAGCAAGCGTGATGATTGCCGATACTGCCACGACGTCCACTGGTCACCTCCTAAAAGAAGCCTACTCGCCCGATTCGTATTCACCATGAGGTTCCATCTCACAGAGCTGAAACATGTCGTGAAACGCGTTCCACACTGCCTCTGGGTCGCCGCTCTCAACGGCCTGCACAAAGGCTTCGGCGGCCATGTGCTTTAATGAATTGTTTTCCATATGTCCGTCCTTGTTTA